AGACCCCCCTTGCGGGAGGTCTGAAAGGACATGTTGGGCAACCAGCGCCACAACATCCAGAATCACATGAGGTTTGCGACCTTGACTCTTCTGTAGTAACGGTTTGCGTTGATGCGGAGTCTTCCGAGACCTGCGGTAGTTCCTTCTGCGAATGGGTTAGCAACAATACCGTAACGGGTCTTGAAGCCAATCTTGGGCTGGAAGGTGTCCTGACCGACGGCACGAACCATCTGGAGAGGAACATATGGGCAGTAGAAGAGACCTGCGTCGTATGCGCTAGAACCCTTATAACCAACAACGTAGTACTGATCAGCAGCAACGTTTGCAGCATAAGGATCGATGTAGACACGATACTTACCTTGGAGAACACCAGCGAAGGTGTTACCAGTGTCATCAACGTTAAGGTTAGCGTTGAGTGCAGGGGTGTAATCGAGTACACCAGCCATGGTTAGAGCGGAAGCAACGTCTGCGGAGCAGATGATGGTGTTGCCCTTTCCTCTACGAGTTCTTTGTGCGATTGCGTTGGCATCGCGCTCGATTTGGAACAGAAGACCCTTGAACTTCTCAACAGACCAACGACCGTTGGAGTCAACGTCGAGGTCGAAAGTACCTGCGGTTGCAACGTTTGCAGTTGCACCTTGCTCAGCAACCTTGTAGATGGTTCTGATGACTTCGCGGTTGATTTCAGCGAGGATCTCAGTTGACAGGATGTTTGCCAACTCAGCCTCAGCGTTCAGACCGTGAATCGCCTTGAGGTCTTGTGCGAGTTCCAAGGAGTACTCAGCTTTGAGTGCTCTGGACTTAGCGGTTACAGTGACTTTCTCGATCGAGAATGCCATCTGGTTGAAGTGGTTAGAAGCACCGTCTCCGAGAGCTTCAGACTCACCAGTGGACATACCCTGACCAACGGTGTAACCGAGGGAGTTTGCAGAACCAACTGGGTTCAGCGCACTTGGGTTAGTACCTGCTTGTGCATCAGTACCCATACCAGCAGCGGCATCAGAGAAGCCACCAGTGAGGGAATCTGCACTATTCTGACCAGAGAATGCGGAATCGACTTCATCGAAGAAGGTCTCGGTTCCAGTCTGGCTGTCCTGACGGGAGCGCATTGCGAAGATAAGTCCAGTAGGACCACTCATTGGCTGAACGCCGCAGATATCGTATGCGATCAGGTTAGGCATGGAGCGTCTGATCAAGGAGATCAGAACGGGGTCGAAGCCAGCAACGTTAGCGCCTGCAGGTGCATGACCTGAGTTGGTTGGTGCAGCTTCTCCAAGGAAGGAAGCAGTCTCTTGGGACTCTTTCTCTTGGTTCTCTAGGAGCTGTGCAACAACTCCTCTCTTGTGGGAATCGGAAATATCACTGAAACTTTCGTGGTTCAGGATAGGAGCCCACTTCTCCTGTAATTGTTGTAGGTTTTGTCCGTCCATTTTACTTTTCTATACCTCGTAAGATGTTGTTAGGTGCGGTTTGAGTATTATCTAAAACTCACTTTTTAGCAACGGTGGAAAGAGCGCGAACATAAGCGTCCATGGTAGAAGATACTTCTTCCATTGGTGCCGCTTCCTCGGTTAGTGTTTCTTCCGTTTCGTTTGCTGGAGTACCAGCGTTTCTTGGGAAGTATGACTCCCTAAGAGTTACCAGCTTCTGGTAATAGTCATTTTCACTCTCAAACTCAACATTCTCTACGAGGGACTGAAGCTTATCCTTTTGGGAAACAGCAAGACCTTCGCAAACTCTGTTGAAAACAGATTCAGCTGTGGATTCACCAAGCTGCTTATTGAGAGAAATATTCTTCTCAATCTGTTCGTTGAGTTTTGTCTCCATTTCATCTAATTTCTGTACCATGCTCTCTAGTACATCATATTTTTCTTCAGGCATTGATACATAATGTTCTTCAAAGAGACCCTTCATACCAGTGATGAAGGATTCAGTGATCTCAGACTTGAGACCATTTTCAATAGATAGAGCATTTTCTTCTAACCACTCAGCAGAAACATACTCAAGGTATGAATCTACACGTTCGGTTAGTTCTACTTTGATTTCAGCAACTTCCTCAGCAAGTGCAGTAGCATACTGCTCTTCGAGTTCTGCAGAGATTTCCTTGGCTTTGGCGCCCAGAGCAGCTTCAAAAACTAGTTTTGCCTTTTCTCTGAACTCCTCGGAAAGTGACTCGTCGCCAGAAAGAAGTGCGTTAACATCTTCTTCAATTGCGGAATCGAGTTCTTCACCAGTAAGAATTTCTTCTTCGGTGGTTTCCTCGGACTCAGCTACGACTTCTGTCTCATCGGTGGTTTCGGTTGTCTCCTCTTCAGAAACAACTGCTTCTTCAGCAGTCTCTTCTTCAGCGACGACTTCGCCTTCGGCTTCAACCTCTTCCATTTTACCGCCTTGACCTGGGGTAGAAACTGGAGTTGCAGAACTACCTGCTGCATCAGCAGGGGCTGCACCCTTGTTTACTACATCTTTGACCTGCTTCAGCGTAGCACCAGGTGTCTTCAGCGCATTGCTGTTATCATCTGGCTTGCTGTTTTCTGGAGTTGGTCCACCCAGATCCTCGTAAGATGCTGCCTGTCCAGGGGTCGCAACAGGAGTTGCACTGGTTTCAGGTGCGTCGGCGGGAGCCGCCTTAGCATTAACAGCGGTTTTGGATTGAGTTGTGCCTACTTCCATTTCTTGTAAATCGTTACCACTGGACATTTGTACTCTCCGATTACCTTGTATAATCTGTATTTATTTATAAGTTAAAGCAACTTATAGTGACGACAGGAAGTCATTGAACAGATTTAACTTCTGTTCGTCAAGTCTTCCTTGGTCTACGAGGGTATTTATACGGGTCTTAGTTATTTCCGCTTTCTTTTCGCGAAGGATGCTACCTTCCCATACCCACTCTTTTCCTTCCATAATTCCATCAACAAAAGCATCAGGTGCAGAAGGATCTGCTACGATGTCAGCAGCAGTTGCCAACATGAAGTCTTCACCAACAACTTTGATGCCATCAGTGTCTTCTTTTAGTGAACCAATACCACGGGAAGAGACTCCTAGTTTTACACCTTCACCTAAAAGTGAGGATGCAATTTTACCCATGGGAGTAGAAAGGATTTTTGCCTTTCCGTAGAAGTTATCACCTCTTTGCTCAAGCATCGTGATCTTGTGAGAAACACGATCAAGGTTTACGGTAGGTCCATCGGGGTGACCGAGTTCTCCTAATGCGCGACCTTTTCCAGTGAAGTTTTCGTTATAACGATGCACTTCTTTTGCTAGAGTTTCGACGGGATACATGCGACCATTACGGTTCTTGATTCCGCCTTGTAGAAATACACCTTCGATATAAAGGGATTTTTTTCCACCCTTCGATTCGACGATAACGTCTACACTCTCTATTTCTTCCCTGATTAGTTTCATTTCACTATTGGTAGAGTCTTATATTTTATTTATGACTATGGACTAGTTATGGGGTTATTACTAGAATCATGTCTTTGATAAGTACCCACACCAACTGCCTGATTGTTTTCATCGTGACGTTGATATGAAGCAGGAGTTCTAGTTCCCACCCCAGCATTACTGTTGTAAGTGTATGCAATATAATCAGAATTAAAATTTTGATATGTCACTGTTGACCAACCAGTCGTACCGCCAAGATAAGAAACAGTAGTAACTCCTGGTTGAGTTGAGTCCTGAGTATTGCTTTCGTCGTGGCGGATATATGACATTAGTCAGTTTCCTCTTCTGGAGTTGGTTCTTCTTCGGTCTCTGTTTCTGCAGAAGCTTCTGGTTTTTCCTCTTCTTCGGCATCAGCCTCAACTTCCGCTTGAGTTGCACCGAACATTGAAGCAGCGACTTGTGGTCTCACTTCGTCAATGTTTGCAGCGGATTTCTGCATCAAAATGTCTTTCAAACGATCACTAACTTCAGATGCCGAAGCACCCTTAGCAATCATATCAACTACGTCATCCATGTTCTTAAAATAATAAGTAACTCAAATTATTTATATCTCGCCACCATCTGGTAGTTCTGTGACAGATCCGTCAATCTCTGGATCTTGTGGATTACCACCAGCACCTAAATTAGTAGTGTCTAGAGGTAGTCCCGTATTTGGATCTACTGGTTGACTTGGGTCTGGAATAATTCCGTCTTTAATTTCTTTTTTTATCTGTTTATCAATTTCTATGATCTCTTGATCAGTCTGTTTGAATACATGTCTTCTTACATAATCTGCAGAATAATATCTACCAATGTAAGGTTCGAGTGCAGTTGCAGTTTGAACTCTTTCATTCATCAACTCATTCTCTTTTAGTTCGGAGAAATGATTATCATAAACGTAGTCATATTGAATATGTTCTGATAATGCATCCCAATCTTCTATGGAAACAATGTTCTTGAGGAGTAATTGAGTTCTCAACATATCATGGAAAATTTGTGAGAATCTCTTTCTCATTCTTCCGACAAATTTTGTGAACTTAATTTCGTCTCTTAGAATTTCGGAAGAACGACCAAGATTAAATCCAGTTCCAGATGCAAGTCTAGACTCAGGAACACCTAGTGCTCTGTATAGTTTCTTTTGGAAGTACTCAATATCTGCAAGCTCTCCAAGATTTTGTCCACCAGGTAAGGTAGTAATCTCAGTTCCACGACCACCTTCGCGACGAGGGAGCCAGAAATCTTCTAGCATACTCATCATTTTGCGATCATCACGAACTTCTCCAGTGTTCGCATCATAAACCAACTTATTACGATAACGGTTCATGACTTCACGCAGATATTGTTCTGCTTTGATCTTTGGTAGATTACCAACATCAATATAGAAAATTCTACGTTCTGGTGCTCTTGATAGTCTGTAGATAACTAAAGAGTCTTCAATCATTCTAAGTTGATTGAGTGCCTTAATCGCTTTATGGAGATATGAAAGAACTGTATTCTTATTTCTATCTACCAGACCAGAGTGAACATAGGTGATTGCATCTTTCGAGATCCTAGTTACTGCACCAGCACCAGTTTTAAATGATCCTGCTTGTTTACCCATACGTCCATTAGGATCGTATTCGTAATATTCTTCAATTTGTGGAGCAGAAACTTCACCAGCACCTTTTACAGTTGCAATTGCTGGACCAAGTGGATTATTTTTATCTTTTTTAATTCTTCTGATATGACGAATCTTTTGTGGATCTATGTATCTTAGTTCCTGAATACCTTGTTCTGGTTTTTTAAAGTCAATTACTTTATGATAGTAAATACGTCCATCAACATACCAGTTTCTTAAAATCTCATGACACCTATCATCAAAGTGTAATAGAGATTTAATGTTTTTGAATTCTTCTCTGATTAAACCTTTCAGTTTATCCGTGCAAGGGGCATTCTCCAGGTCAATCTCAACAGGAGAATCATTCTGATCGGAAACGATCGCTTCGTTTATTACGTCTTCAATAGCTCCATCCACCTCAGGATGTAATGCCATTTCTCGATATCTTTTGATTAAGTCAAACTCAGACTTATATACACCTTCAATATCAACGTACTGTCCATAAAAACCGCTAGAAACATAATAATCCGAAGAATCTTCTTGATTCTCCGGCACAGGAGAGACGACGGACTTTTTAGATCCGTCGTCTTCCTTGAATTTAAAACCAAATAATTTAGGCATTAATTCTCAAATAGAACTCTTCGTTCTATTATTTATGTGATATTAATTAGGTAGCTGCGGGTTCTTCCGTTGCGATTTGAGTATCGCCATTAGAATTCTGTGCATCCCACCACTGAACTTGTAAAGTTACAGTAAACTCTTCAATGATATCTGAAGAATCATAAGAGACTTCGATTTCACTGACGTTTGTTGGGAAAACACCGTAGAATTCGTACTGCTTTAGAACTGGAATAGAATCAGTTCCAGACGCTCTACCAAGTTGCTTAACATGAGCCTGTCTTTGATAATCAACTGGATTGATAAGACCAGAGTTATCATCATGCTTGTTAATTCCGTTCATCCACTTTTCAAAAGCAGTTCTGATTCTGAAATCAACGTCGTTAACAACAGTGATGGTCCATGGATCGAAAGTACGATCTCCTGCGACCTTCAGAACTCTACCTCTAAAAGGAACGGGAATTTCTGCAACATTGGATGCAGGAAGTTGTGCAGCCTTACACATGAATCTGGTGATTTCATTGACGCCTGCCTCACTATCCCCCTCAGGAATTGCAAAGTCTGGGAAGTTAATATCACATTCAAACAGATTAGGGCGAGCGCCGCCCCCAATCAGTCTTGATTTAAAATCCTCTAATGTTCTTTCTGAAAATTTTGGTGCATTGGCCATTGAACGTTACCTGTAGAATAGGGTTATAAGATAAGAAAAGTTTAATTAGACAGTTCCAACAACTTCTTCAAAGCTAATTCCAGTTCGGTTAGCAACGAAGGTGAGACCGATGAAGTTGATTGATCTCGCAGGTTTAACAAAAATGTCAGCCCTAAACTGATTTGCGTCAATAACATCTGGAGTGTTATTTGACTCGTCGCAAACAACGAGGAACTCAGTGATACCTCTCTTTGCTTTAACATCACGGAGATATGGTTCAACAATGTTAACAAAATTAGATCTTGTTAACGCATCGTTGAATTCAAAGAGTTGATCTCTTGCTGCTCTCTGGATGGTATCTTCGATGGTGAGGAAGAGACGACGAACGTTGATTCTATCGAATGCAGATGCATAAGAAAGACCAGTCTTATCGCCGAATAGAATAATTCCAGAACCAGGTGAGAAGATGACAGGGTTAATTCTCTTAGGATAGAGAAGATCTCTTTGTCCCTGAGTTGGGTTATATGCAAGTTTGATTGCGTTGTTAATAACACCTCTCTGAGCACCTGCTGGAGAGAACCATGGATAATTATTGATGGAAGTTCTTGCCATCAAACCAGCAATGTCAGCATTCAATGGAACATATCTGAACTGATTGTTAAATCTGTCAAACATGTACTTATAACCACTGTCAAATACAGCGTAAGAACTTGATGTAACAGAATCAAAGAAGTTAATGATATTATCTGTTTGGGTTGTTGGGTTTGTTACGTTAACAACTCCCGCTCTATGTGGAGAGATGACTGCAACACAATCCTTTCTACCTTCTGCAATTGCAATTAGTTTGTTTGCTTTTGCTTGCGATTCAAACAGAGTATCACCACCACTTGGTCCTTGAATCAAGAAGTTTACATCATATTCTGCAGGATTTTCTAGAATTGTATAACTAGAAATTACGTTTGCAAGTGTTGGTTCAAATCCATTAGTTGCACCATAATCTGCACCATTATCAAGGGTGTATGTCTTATTTCCAAGAAGACCGAAGGTGGTTCCACTCGCTTCTTGACCCCATGTGATATCCGCACCACTAGCGAGGACATATCCAGCTAGAGATGTGAATTCTGGTGATGCGAGAGAATCTACTGCACCTGCGAAGAGATAATTTGAATTGTTCTCAATGTAGTTCTTATAGTAGATATTCTCACTTGGAGTAATTCTTGCATCAGTAGCCTTAGAAAGGTTAGTGAACTTCTCAAGAATGTTTCCAGAAATACCACTTACAGATCCATTGTCATCAACAACGACAACGTGCATCTCATCGTTTTTACCACTTCTAGCATCAGCATACTGTGAAGTACCTGGTCTAGGAGCAATGTTCTTCCAATAAACTGTAGAATTATCTAATCCTAAAGTTTGTTGATCATACCAGTCATTTACTGGGTTTGCTGATGCGGTTGGAAGTAAACCTTCTCCGTTGTCATCAGTAGAATCGCTGGCATCTCTAGTGTAAGTAACGACTAAAGTTGTTGCTGCGAGTGCAACTGGTGCTGCAGTGTCAACAATAATTCCACCAGTTGTGAATCCAACAACTCTTGCAGAATAAGTTCCGTTCAGGGATCTAATTAGGTCTCCTGGGAAACTTACGGTCTTTTCCTTAATTCTAGTTTGAATATCAGGATTGCTGGTGGTAATGACAGTTGTACCAAGTCCTACGGAAGCGTCATTTTCAATTCTGAACTTCTCAAGAGAAGTTGCAGCACCAACACTATTAAACGCTTGCCAATAAGTACTAGTTTCTAGTTCTACCTGAGCAAATATTCTATTAAGTCCAGAGTCTGCATAATCGATTGCACTGGTTATTCCAGTAGCATTATCGGTTCTGCTGAGCATCTTAACATCAACAGATCCGTTATTAACCTTAGTGATGATACCTTTTGTATAACCACTAAATGTTTTTACCGTTCCGTCGAATGGATCAGCATAATTGGTTGAGAATCCACAAGTGAGTCCCATTCCAACAGATAGACCAAAAGTACCAATGGAAACTCTTTGGTCAGCAGCTGAGTCAATAGCACAAACTTTCAGTTTGTTTGCCCAAGTTCCAGCTTGTCTTGAAGCGTAATACCACTCTGTAGCAGATGAATATGCATTAGCGTAATCTTCTTGCGACTTAATCTTTAGGGAAAGAACAGTACCAGCAACACCCGTATGTGCGTTGACCAGGTTATCGTCATCTGTTCTGATGACTCTTAGTGTTCCACCATAAGAAAGGTAAGAGGATGCACTCATCCAATATTCATATTGACCATCGGTATTTTGTGGTTTACCGAAGGTGTTAAGAAGGTCTTGTTCTGTTTCCACCAGTACAGGTACTCCGATTGGACCTCTGGCAAAAGGACCTGCAATTGCTCCCACCTGATCGTTTACTGCATCAATTCTGCCTACAGTAAGATCAACTTCTCTAACTTTTACGCCTGGTGATACTAAGTTTAGCGACATGTCTTTCCCCTCTAAAGAAGATTCATATGACTGAAACTATTTAGAAATTTGGATGCTTCAAATGGGGAAACAATGCATGAACACCCTACCAATCAGGATATTCCCAATAAACTTGTTTATTTTTAGTTCTTGATATTTTAATTCTCTTCACAGTACACTCTTTACATTCATAAGAATATGCGGATGGTAGAGTACCTCGATCTTTTCTTGTTAGATAAAAATCATTTAACAAATTTTTTGTTTTACCACAAGATCTACACTTCCTTTCATTGAGAAATAAATGTTCTAGTTCAAATGACTCTTCAAAAGTCATCAGTTGTACTCCCACATATATGACATATCACCATACTCATCTGTCTTCCATATTGTTCCATCATTTTCTACTATAGTTCCTTCATCATCCAAACCATCACTGATAAATCCAAATGGTGCCATGTCAGCTTCGATCTGATCTCTTTGATCTTCATATATTTTTTTACGAACATCGTTGTCCGTCATTTCTTTAAAGTAGTCCTGTTGAACTAACCATGCAAATATAACAAGACACATTGCAAGGTCATCATTACAACCTTCTTCTGCCTCAAATGAACCTGACTTTTGAATGAATGTAGTTAACTCACTGATTACATCTAGATCAGATACAAGTAACTTGTCGTCCTCAATTAATGCTTTTAAATTTAGAGATCCAATCTTCTTTACGGTCTTGGACATCTTGACACCTAATTGTGTCTTCTTACCTGAGAATCCTTGACCAACTACTTGACCTGCACGACCCCTCATGGAACACATGAGTATATTGTCATACTCCAAGTCCATATGAATAATGGATGCTACTTGATCTCCAATATCATTAACTTCTACTAATATGAATGCCTGATTATATGCCTTCGATACATCTCTAATGATGTTCGGAAACAAGATTGGTTTGATCGTATTATTTCTATACTTAGCAACTAATCTATAAGGAAATGACGTTGTGTCACATACACAAAATGCAGAGTAGTCTTTTTCTACACCTCTTGCAACGTCAACGGTAACAACATATGTGTGATCTTCTTTTGGTTCTTCATAGATATCCAATCCTGCATTTCTCTTGATTGGATCATCATAAACAAGAGACTTTAATTTCGCTGCGGTAATCAAAGTATCAATAGATCCTAAGAACTCACACTCAAACTCAATTTTGAACTGTTGTTCTGATGTGTTCTTAATTGTTTGTTCTTTCCATTCTAAATCCCTACCAGGGACTTCGGACCAGTGAACATCAGTTGGAATATAATCGTTCTTACTCTTTTCCGCATCATGCCACATACGGTAGAAGTGATTCATACCGTGTGGGGTGGATACGATGATTACTTTGGTGTTTTTACCAGAAGTAATAGTAGGATAAACAGAGGCAAAGAAGTCATCAGCAACGTGATTTGGGACGAACGCGAACTCGTCGAGAAAGAGGACGTTGAATGACATACCTCGGACAGCACTTGCAGACGTAGAAGCTGCCAATATCTTACTGCCATTTTCCAACTCCATCGATCCTTTGTTCCAGGCTATAATACCCTGTTGCATCCATTTAGGTAAGTTCTCGTATGCAGTTTGTAACCTTCCGAGAAGTTCCCTTGCGGTTGCCGCTTTGTTTGCAAGGATACCTATGTTGACACTATCGTTGAAAACTGCATAGTGCAAAAGATAAGACACCACGGTAGTAGACTTACCAGTCTGTCGTGGCATCTTACAGATATTAAATCGATTCTCATGAAATCGATTAATCAGTTTCTCTTGGAAATGATATGGATGAAATTGTGTTAAACCTTCGTCTAGTGAAACAATCTTGATATAATTGTTCGC